AAATCAGAATTTGCATCATACTTGCTACCAGCATGGATGGTGGGCCGTGAACCAAAGCTCAAGATCATACAAGCAACCCACACGGCAGAGCTTGCAATAAGATTCGGTCGTAAAGCAAAGAACTTAATCGACAGAGAAGACTACGGTAAAATTTTTCAAACAACTTTACAAGAAGATAGTAAAGCAGCAGGACGTTGGGAAACATCACAAGGTGGTGAATACTTCGCAGCTGGTGTAGGTGGTGCGATTACAGGACGTGGTGCAGATCTATTGATCATAGATGATCCGCACTCGGAACAAGATGCAATGTCAGGTAAAGCATTAGAGTCAGCTTACGAGTGGTATACATCAGGTCCACGTCAACGTTTACAACCAGGCGGTAAGATTGTGTTGGTTATGACTAGATGGTCAACAAAAGATTTAACAGGAATGTTGGTTAAGAACCAAACAGAGGTAAAAGCAGATCAATGGCACGTGGTCGAATTTCCAGCGCTCTTGGACCATGGACCAGTGTGGCCTGAGTATTGGAAGCAAGACGAATTAGAAAAGGTCAAGGCAACTCTACCCGTTGCAAAATGGAACGCGCAGTGGATGCAACAGCCAACTTCGGAAGAAGGTGCAATATTAAAACGAGAATGGTGGATGAAGTATACTCATGAAGAAATACCACAACTACATCATGTCATACAATCTTACGATACAGCTTTCTTAAAAAAAGAATCAGCAGACTATTCAGCTATCACCACATGGGGTATTTTCTATCCTAATGAAGATAGTGGAGCCTGTTTAATATTATTGGATGCTATCAAAGGTAGGTACGAGTTTCCAGAACTACGGAGATTGGCCCTTGAACAATATAAATACTGGCAGCCAGAATCGGTGATTGTAGAGGCAAAAGCATCAGGTCTACCTCTTACATACGAGCTTAGAAAGATGGATATACCGGTTGTAAACTTTACTCCAAGCAAAGGCAACGACAAGCATGCTCGTGTG